TATGTTACTGGTTTCGCTCAGCAAGGTCCCGTCGATGAAGTTTTACTTATAACCACTAAGCAAGAATTGGTTCAAATTTTTGGACCTCCTTCTAATGCTGCAGAAAAATACTTTCATTATACAATTAGCGAGCTTTTAAATTCCCCTGCAACAGTTTATGCTGGAAGATTGCCATATGGTACAGGGACAGGTGATGGATTCGGATCTAAATATTCAGCGCTGGTTTACCCCGTATCAGGTTTTAATAAAAGTGGAGTTCATCAATCTACATTTAGTAATGTTACTTCTGGAGCTTTCGTGTTAGGTGCCCCAGTACACGTTGAATTAACTGAAGCACAATATCTCGCAGCAGTTGATGGCTCATCTATTAACTGGGCTAATACTGCAACTGATACATCACATCTTAATGCTGATCATTTAGGTAACGGGGGAATAGTAGTATTAAATAAAACTCAATTAGCTAATAACGATGGGTTAGAAGGTACATACGTAGGAATAGCTGGTATACAGAGCTTTAATCCAGCTACTGCATTTAATACTATTGACGGTGCTAAAGCTATTAACTCTCAAAGTAATACTACGCTGCCTACTGCTATGGTAGATGTACCAACAAGCACTTTAACTTTTGATTTAACTTCTTCTGAGACTGATGGTTCAGGACAAAGTTTATCACGGGTAATGGAAAATCTTACTGACTATGATTTAGAGGCAGGATCATTTAATGATTATTTAAACATTGGTGTATTTAAACTTCGTAAGTCAATTTATGCTAATGAAGCAACTAAATTAGATTATGTTCTTACAGATAAACTTGCTGCTTCTATTAATGCTAATAGAACTCAACTTAATACCGCTGGAGGAGCTAATAAAACAGCTTTCTTAGGTAATGAAAGTGATAATTCAAGTAATATAAAAGTTCTAGTTAATGATAATTTATCAAGAAGATTAGCAGGAGGTAATGGTCTTAACGATGAAAATAAACCAACAGTCTCTATAGTAGCTGCGGGTACACCTGCAGCAGTTCTTAACACAACTAACACAGGTTTAAATAGCACAGGTCTTACTGATGGATCTGGGTTTATTACATCTACTTTAAGTTCTACGCCGGCTTATGCTAATAAGATATTCCCGTTAGGTCAATTTACTAATGAAAAAGTAACAACAAAACTTCTAGGTAACATTCCTAACAAACTTGAGAGATCACTTGATAATATTAAGAATGATGAAGTTTATAATATTGATGTTGTAGCTGAGGCTGGTTTAGGTACTATTCATGCAATATCACAAGCAGCTGGTACTGATTATTATGATGATGAAGATTATGGTTCATCAATAGCTACTGCAGTTAATGGATTAAGAGAAACTGGTGATATAAGTGGTACTGCTGCAACTTTAAGAAATAATTATTCCACTATCTTTAATAAATTTGAAAAGTTTGTTAAACCTCCATATGATGGCGGTGATAGAGGTGATTGTATTTTTATAGCTGATCCTATAAGACAAATCCTTATAAAAGGAGCTAACACAAAGATCTTATCAGATAAGACAAAGAATTTCCAAACCGATATTTATTGGCCTATTAGGCATCAGTTTGAGAATGAAAACACTTCATATGCAGCTGCATATGGTAACTGGATGGCTATAAATGATAGTTATTCAGGTAAACAATGTTGGGTCCCATCTTCTGGCTTTGCAGCAGCTGCAATGGCAAGAAATGATGCAGTAGCATTCCCATGGTTTGCTCCAGCAGGATTCACTAGAGGTCTAATTTCATTCGCTAATGATACAGCAGTTAATCCTAATCAGAAACAGAGAGATGAGTTTTACAAGGCTAATATTAACCCAATAGCTCAATTCCCTGGATCAGGAATAGTAATATTCGGTCAAAAGACTTTACAGAAGAAGCCAAGCGCGTTCGATAGAATTAACGTTAGAAGGCTTTTCTTAGCACTTGAAAAACCTACTAAGCAGTTAGCTCGACAGTTTGTGTTTGAGCAGAACTCAGAGTTTACTAGAACGAGATTAGTTAACGCTTTAACACCTCTCTTTGAGAGAGCTAAGAATAACGAAGGTTTATTTGATTACTTAATTGTATGTGACGAAAGAAACAATACACCAGCAGTAATTGATGCAAACGAGTTAGTAGTAGATATCTACATTAAACCTACCAGAACAGCAGAGTTTATATTAGTTAACTTCTACGCAACTAGAACAGATGCCAATTTCCAAGAGTTAATTGGTGGCTAATAGAAAATCTTACTAAATATTATTATGGCAACAACAATTCAAAACTTCTTTACTAAAGCAGCAGAAAATCAATTTTCAAGAGATTTTCTTTTCCGAGTTAGAAACATTTCGCTAACTGGAGGAATTGATTTTGTTGGTGATAATGACTTAGTTTATGCTAAAACAGCAGCATTACCTGGGAGAGATATTGATGATAAAGTAGTAAGTTACTTTGGTCAAGAGTTTCATGTTCCTGGTAGATCAACTTACCCAACTGCTGGAGGGTATACTATTTCATTTTACCACGATGAAGATTGTTTGTTAAGAACTAAGTTCGAAGCAGCTTCTAGACTTGTTTTTAATAATGAGACATCAGTAGGTGAATATGGAATGCCAGGTACTGAATCAGTAATTAACTTAGTGCAAGTTGATAAGCAACTTAACGATGTAAGAAATATTGAGCTTGTAGGAGCTTCAATTAGAAACATTGGAGATGTAAGTTATGACATTGCTGATGGTACTGGTGATGTTCTAAGCTTTGATGTTACTTTCGCTTACCACTTCTATAGAGACTTTGCTACATCATAACTACTCTCGCGATTAAATATTATTAATGGCGTTCGAGCAATATGACTTCCTAGATGGTTATAGCTATAGTGAAAGGTTCTTTCTTTCGCATCCATTTCTTTGGAAAGTTCAATTCAGTTACGATTCTGAACTGATTACTAATATTAATACAGCTATAGCTAAAGCATATAGTAGTGATAGTAAAGATTGGAGAGCTGTTACTGAGCCTGATTTTTTTACTAGAAATGATAATATTTTAGTAGCTCGGGAAGTTAATGTACCTAATGAAAACTCTCAGTTCGATATAGCCGGCTCGCAAAACTTAGGAGGGTTTCTACCAGGTTATGCTTTGAATAAAAGAGTAGATTTTTTAACTAAAAATTTAGGTATAAACTTTTTTGATACTCAAGATGATATAGAGCATAATTTCTTTAGACCCTGGATGATAGCTCTTGGAATAGATGGGTTAATTAACAGAAAGTTATTATGTAAGATTACTTTAAAGCAATATAATAATAGAATGCAGTTAAGAAAGGGGTATGAATTTATAGATGTATTTCCAACTAATGTAGAAGGATATAGACTTTCATATCAAGATGAAGACTTTCTAGAAAAATCAGTTACATTCGCATTTAAAGAATACAAGCCACTTCAAATAACTGGTCCAAGTTTACCTTTCCTGGGTTAATTCATAATTAATAATATGAATCATGAGTTCAAACTTCCTAACGGTAAGGAGGTAGAAGTAAAAGAATTTTTATATAAGCACGTTAGAGAGTTTTTTTATGATAAGTCCTTGTTAGCTAAGGCAGAATTTCTTAATAGTTTTATTGTAACAAAAAATTTAAATGTATTAGAGAAATTTATTACTCTTTTAAAATTAAGAGAGAGATGCATTAAGCAGTCTATAAATTTAAAGTTAAATAAAAAAGATAAAGAAGTAAGTATAGATTATATCTTAAAGAGCTTTGATGAAATTGTAGACATACGAGAAGTTAGAACTGTTGATAATATTACCTTAGTTTTAGATTATCCATCAGAGTTTGTAGTTAATACTGATAGTTTATTCAGTGTAATACAAAGTATACAAATTGATAACGATAAAATAGATATAACTAAGGTTACTAATGAAGAGCTACTAGCTATAACTAATTCACTTCCAGCTAGTGTATTAGCAGCTATTACTGACTTTATACAAGAGAAAAAAGAAGCTTTATCATACTCTATATTAAGCAATCAAGATTCTTTAAATTTAAATTTTTTAAACATATCACCTTTTGTTTTTCTTGATAGCTTATTCAATTGTATAGATCCTTTTACATATAGAGAGTATATTTTTGTTTTAAGTAAACGAATGAAAGATATAACATTTCTCGTTAATAGTACCTTTGTAGATATATTAGATTATATGGAATTATATAAGCGTGAAAATGAAGATCAAAATGAGAAGTTGCAAAAATAGATAAAAGGTTAAATATTTATATGTCAACTTCAACAAGTGATTTTATCGCAAAGCTTACTGAGCTTAAAAAAGACTTTAAGATTTTTATTCCATCAAGTAAAAAAGAAGTAACAGCTAATCAAATAACTTTAAAGCAACAAAAGGATATTATTTCCACAGCAGTTAATGGTGTTTTAGGAGCTCTTCAATTTACTGAAGCTATTAATAATGTAATTAATGATAATATAGATGCTAATAATTTTTATACGTTTGATAGAGTACCAGCTCTGTTAGCATTAAGAGTACAGTCGTTAGGAGATAAAATAAAAGCAGATGATGGTACTGTAGTTTCACTTAAACCTTCTCTTGAAAAGGCTAAAGATGTTCCAGCTTTTAAATTAAGTAAAAAAATAAGTCTTGATTCAATTAAGGTAGATTTACGAGTACCCACTCTTAAAGAGGAAAACGTAATTTTGAGAAAGTGTATACAAGAAATAGATAAGCTAAAATCAGAAGACTTATCTGAAGCTTTAGGATTAATTTATATCTTTGAATTAATTAAAACTATTAAAGCAGTTACATTAGATGAAGAAACAGTCGACTTTAATGATCTTAAAGTAATTGATAGAGTAAAAATTATTGAGCATTTACCTCTAGATTTGTATAATAATATAACTGAGTTCTTGTCGCAAATTAGTTCTTATGAAAAAGAAGTATTAACTGTAGGTGAATCTAAAATTACTATTGACGCATCGCTGTTTGATGCCACGACTGCTACATAAATATATATGTGGCAGAAGAAAATTTTTTAGAAAGATTAGCAAATGTATCTTCAGATAAAACTGTAAAAGATAGCATTGATAAGAATATTCAACAAAAGGTAGACCAAAATCTTACTCCTAATGAACGCGCACGACTAAAAAATGAAGCTACTATATTTGCTGAGACTTTTTTAAAAGTTAAAAAGAAAAAGGAACCAGATACGTTTGGTAAGACATCTACATCAACAGCAAATACACCTGCTATGGTAGCCCAGCAAACGGCTCAACAAGCTAAAAAACCACCCAAATTAAATTTATCACTATTAGCATTAGGTGCTGGTATTACAGCTTTTGCTAATTTTATATCTGATTTCTTGGGACCTGTTGGTGAGTTTGTAGCTAAAACTCTTCCTAAATTATTAAAGCCTTTGGGTAAGCTGGCAGGAGGATTTTTTAAAGCTATCAAAGGAGGTAAGTTAATGTCTATGTTAACAGGGATAGCTGGAACCTTAGGTAAACGATTAATTAAATTTGGAAGATTTATACCTGTTATAGGTTCGCTCTTTAGTTTTGGTTTTGGAATAAAGCGATGGACAGAGGGAGATTATATGAATGCTATACTTGAATTTGTATCAGGTATACTCAATATTCTGCCAACTGGAGTAGGTAATATAGCTTCTATAATTATAGATGGTTATCTACTATTAAATGATTTAAATAAAACTGAAAAGGGTGAAGAGCAATCAATTGATACAGGCGGTGAATTTAGCTTATGGGGTAAAATAAGAGAATTTGCTCTAAACTTACCTGGAGTTAAAAATATTATAGAGTTAGGTAAAGGTTATGCAGCTATTTTTAAAGGAGATTTTTCAGCAGCCGCTAATCATTTTAGAACAGCTTTACCTTTTATTGGTGCTATTGTTGATTGGTTAGCAAATGCAGCTGTTAGAGGAGGGGTGGCTGCAGGACAATTTTTAGCAAATGCAGGTATCGATATAGGTTCACCGGGTGCATTTTTTAAATCTATAGGGGAAAAGTTTATAAGCGTATTTAAAGATATGGTTAATTCAATTTACGATTGGATAACTGGTACAGTAGATGATATAGTAAGTGGGGTAAAAGATATAGGTGGAAATTTATTAAGTGGTGCTAAGGATATAGGAGGAGGTATTTTTAATGCAATTACGTTCGGTGCGTTCCAAGATGATTTTATGGTAAGGGGTAATAAAGTAATTCCTTTTAATGATAAAGATGACGTAGTAGGAATGAAAGAAGGTGGAGCACTATCTAAACTTATTCATAGCGGTACTACTCAAGGAGTAGTTATTAAAGATGTTTTTGATAAAGCGGTTACTTCAGAGATACAAAGGTCTAATCAATATCTAGCTCAATTAGTACAATTAACAGCACAAATGGTTACCGGGCAAGGTAGTAATGTAACCCCAGTCCCTGTAATGAATTCAGCCCCATCAACTGATATGCCAGGTTCTATGGAAGGACCTGCATATAGAGACAGTAGAAGTAATTTTTATAATTCACCATATAGTATGCACACACCTGGAGTTCTCGAATAAATATTATCATGGCAAGAAAAGATCCATATGCAGATATAATGAATGGTCCGGATACCCCGGGCTCTTTTGATATCATAAAAGAATATGATTGGACTTCTGTACCTAGAAATGCACCTCTACGCGAAGAAGCTCCTTCTGCGTATGTAACTGCTTATGGCTTGCAGCATTCTCAACTTAGGCAGTTTATAGACGGTTATATGAATATCTTTTCCCCTAACAACAGTTCAACCTCATACGGGCAAAGTCAAAATCCTGGATTAGATTTTTATAAGGGTCTGTATAGTGTTAATAAGACTCCTATAGCTCGTTTCAACTTTCCTTTCTTTAATGATAATATGAGGTCTTTTAGTTCTGAATTTGCAGATACTTTTTCACCTGTAAGTCAGAGAGGAGCTCAAATGCTTTTTGGAAATGAGATACAAGGTGCGGGGGAGGCGTTAGAAAGCATCGGAGGTGGTGCAGTAGCTACAGGAAAAGCTTTAGGTGGCTTAAATATTGGAGGTACTTCAGTAGCAGACAAAGTAGGTAAACTCTCTGAAAAAGCTGCTCCTTTTGCTAAACAATTTGGCATTACTTTAAATGGTGGTATGCAGACTATAGGTGCTCCAGGTACCTTTATAGAAACACCTAAGTTTTATCAGTACAGTAATACCGATAACGGGGTGCAAGTAGGTTTTACTTTGTCTAATACACTCGAGGATGATGGATTTGATAAAAATTATGACTTTATAACTAAATTTATTAAATTGAATAGACCGTTTAGAACAGGTCCTATTGGAATGACCTTTCCTGCTATTTACAATATAGTAATACCTGGTGTAAGATATATACAGTGGGCTTCATTAGAGGATTTTAATATTAATTTATTAGGAAATAGAAGAAAAATATATAAAGAAGGATCAGGTGACATAATAGTACCTGAAGCGTATACTTGTGAGTTTACTTTTAAATCACTTACCCTGGAGCCTTCAAACTTCGTTGATCCTATTTCTAAATTTTCAGATGGATTTGAAGGGTATAGTGCTGACAGAAGAAATAACGAAAATTTCGCTGCTCAAATAAAAGAAGACATTAAGAGGGAGCAAGAGGCTAGACAGCAAAAAAATTATCAACAAAAGTCGAGAGAGATACAAAGGAAAAAAGTAAGAGAACGTGAGCAAACTTCAACAGGAGGAACTGATAGTATACCACAAGTAACACGTGCACAAGCACAGGCTGATGTAGATGCATTAGTAAATCAACTTGAAAACTTACCAACCCTAAAATAATGAGCTTAACAGGAAAGACAGGAAAATATCAAGATGAAGTACCTGGGTTACCCGGGTTACCGGTGAATCGTTATGAGCGTATATTTAAAGTATATACAGAAAAAAATAATGGTAAAGAGTTTTATTTTTACAATATACTTAACAAGATCGAAATGCCTTCTAACATAGATAGCTCCCTACTAGAAACATATACAGTGAAAGGTAATGAAGCTTTAACTACTACATCTTACAATATTTACGGTGATATTCATAGTTGGTGGATTATATATTTGTTAAACAAAGAAACGATAGGCAATAGTTTTTTTGCTAAGGGAGGACAAGAACTTAGTTATATTTTACCAGAAATGAGAGGTGTCCTTTACCAGCAAATGACAGACGCTACTGTCTTTAGCAACAAGCACTTCTAATGGCATCAATGGTTAAAAAACGTAACGAAGAATCCTTTAAGTTTAAAATTAATGGAGCTGAGTTTTGGTGTAATTTTTTAATTAGTAGAAATGAAAATGCTGAAAACGCCTACTCTAATGAAGACGGGCTCATGCTTACTCAAAGTTCAATAATAAGCTTAGATTTACACGAATCATTATTTGAACCCTTTGTAAGTGGTAGTATAACAATTAATAACCCTTATGACTATTTTGATGAAAAACATAATGTTTCAGGAGCTGGTGAGGATTTTCTACATATAAGATTCTATGATTACACTGATCAGGAAAATCCTAATCTAGATTTAATTAAACTTGAATATAGTTTTGTAATAACTGCAGAAAGTAATAGTGTTTCGAAAACTGATAGATCGAATAACTTTAAATCATTTTCTTTAATAGATAAAAATTACTTTAAGTTAAATAAATTAGTACCCTATAATATATCTTTTCCTAGACAAGATAGAGTTAATAGTAAAGGAGAAAAGGTATACGCTAAAAAGTCAATAGGTGATATCATAAAAGATGATATACTTATTCCTGTTTTAGGTGAAGATATAATAGATGATGATAATTGGGATTCAGGATTACATATAATAGATAAAGCCGTAGGTACAGAACTTTCATCCTACTTAGAGCGAATACACCCCGGGGTTCATTGGAGATATTCTGATATTTTAAAATATCTGTTAAGATTTAATTATGCTGAAACACAAAATGGGTTACCTGTACAAACTTTTTTACAGTTTGATAGATCTAAAAATAAATATACTCTTAAACCTTTAAATGAGTACTTTAAAAATAATGATAGATATGTGCAAGAAGCATTTGCTATAGGTGATTTAACTCCCGTTTCATCTGAATACGAAAGATCACAAACAAATACATATTCAAGTAATAAAAATAATCCTTACTCTAATGAGGATATACCTTTCAATTTGTATCAAGGTACTATAAAGAATGCTGATTTAAGCACCCCGTATACTTTTTATACAAATGAATTTTTTGTTAATTATATAGTATCTGATTATAATACATTTTTGGGTAGTACCTTTATTACTAAGATAACAGTAGAGGATACAAAAAGATTATGGGAAGAAGATTTTATTAAATCGTTTAAACTTTTAGGAGGTACTCCTAATGCATTTTTAAATTTTACAGATGAAGGAAATAGACCTATAAAGCCTTTTTCGCTACCTAAATTTGAGCATCAAGATTGTGTTAATATAACTAGAGCTCAAATGGTTTCAAATTTAACCTTTTTTAATTTACAATTAACTTTAGATAATTTAGGCGATACAGGTAGAAAGCCTGGTAGGTTTGTCGATGTAGTAAAATTTATAGAAGAAGAAGATTTGGTAGACAAAAAGCTTTTAGGTAGATGGTTTGTAACTAATGTTCATCATAGATTTTTTAAGACTAGTTACCAGACATTAATACAATGTATAAAGCCATACGTAGGCCCAGCTAGAGATGTAAGAGTTGATGATGCAAGATTAGCACCTAGTATTAATAATCTTTTAACAACTAACCAACAATACGCGTAATGTCAGCTTGTGTAGATAAACTAGTTAACGAATTAGTAGATGATGTAAATGGCTTTTTTAATATAAAAGCTCAACTATTAAGATCCCTTTTTATTAATAAGAAGCAATTTGAAAACTTAATAGTAAGAGACTGTAATGGTAATTTGCAAGGTGATTTCATGCATAACTTTTCTGAATCAGAACTTGACTTTATGGAAAACTTTTTACAAGTTTTTGAATTAGGTTTAGATCAACTAGAAAAATTTATGAGTATGTTAGCTTCAGCTGAAGGTCTACTTAAATTAGATGAATGTACTATTTTATACTATTTGAGACAAATTTTAAATGGGCCTTTTTCTTGTGCAGCTTATGACCTATCTAGAATAATATCAGGTCAAGATTTAAATCTTTTAGCATCTGTTAACGATGGTATAGGTACTCTAGGTAATACTGTTCGCTCTAATGCAGCAACTACAGTTTATGGTTTAGAGCCTTTTAACGCAGCATTAGATCTTTATAACAAGCTTCCTCCTTTTATGCAAAAAAATATTAGTGATGGTACTAGAACATCAACTAATGTATTCAATTACAATTTTGAACAACAAATTTACAATGACAATACTTTACCTTATATAGATAAGTTTCCTCAGCTTAGAGTTAATAATGAGTACTCACAAGGGTTTACTAATTTTGCTACCGGTAGCTTAATGATAAAAGATATACCTTTTTTTAACAAGCTTAAAAATATTTCTAATGATATATTTGGTACTATTAAAGAAGCTTTAGGTCCAGCAGCTAATAAACTTTTTGAATTTAGAAAATTTGTTAATATCTTTTATATTAAAGGAAGTCAAGCTTTTGGTGTATTAAATGGAGTTAACAGACTTCTTATATCTTTAGATAGAACTGAGTACGCAGTTAATAATAAAATAATTAAGGAAAAATGTGAAAATGCGCTTACTAATATTTTAGGATTCCCTATAGAAAATGATAGGACTTACGAACTTCAAATGCAAGTAGGTGACGGTGTATATGATATATACACTTTGAATGGATTATTTGGAGGCCCTGCCGGTAGAACTAATAAGAGACCGGAAATTGTTGATCAAGTTACTGAACAACAACTTGAACAATTAGATATTTCTGTGGTAAAGAAAGAGCTATGTGAAAGTGAAGACGATTGTAAAGAGTTTAATTTTTAAACATCTCCATTTTCTTCAATTTTTATATCTTCATAAGGACTAACTACTGCTCTATAATATTCTTGCTTACAGCATTCCAATGCTCCTATCATTTCATTAAGGTTTGCATAATTCTTACCATAAGCTCTAATAAAGTTATCAATAAAAACAGTTATAACATAATTAAGTTCACCAGCATTTTTAGGAACATAATTAAGACCCGCTACATTGAGTTTATCTTCTACTTCTTCTCTTTGGTTTGGTTGTATGTAAGGCATTTTATTTTAACATTTTTGTTGAGAATTAAATTAACTAAAGCTAATATAAATAATCCAAATAAATATTTTTCTGTTATAATTATATAGAGAGAAAATAATAATAAAAAAATTAAAATCATAGAGTTTTCTCTAAATTAACTAAGCACGCAAAAGCGTTTATTTCTTTATCTACTACGAAGGCACTCTTATATAAATGATCAGCAATAGTAGCTATAAACGTTTTTTTCTTAGTATCATCTAAGTTACTATTATATATAAAATTTAAAAAGTTAGTTAGTAAAGTATCATAGTCACCTTGAAATCTATCTTCATTTTCAATTAGATATTTTCTAGCTTCTAGAACTTTTAACCCTGTTACTTTTTTATAAACCGTTTCGAGAAGCTCGTTATCGCTATTAATGTTAGCAATGCACAACTCTGAATCAATAACGTTCTTTTGTAATTCATTGATCGCTTTCCGTAGATCGGGGAAGTGACGCTTGACGAGTTGTATAAATTTAATCTTTTGTTCATCTGATACTTTAACATTTTCTTTCTTTAGTATTTGATAGCAGCGCTTCACTCCAAGTTCTACTACTGGCTTAATATCTAAAGCTTGACAGCGCGATTGCAAGGCAGGAATAATCTTATGCTTGTAATTAGCAGTAAGAATAAATCTGCAATACTTAGCAAAAGTCTCCATAGTATTACGAAGAGCTGCTTGCGCTTGAGGAGTAAGACCATCAGCTTCATCTAATATAACTACCTTTACTCCACCGTCAAAGGATTTAGTTTGAGCAAAATTTGTAATATTATGCCTAATAGTATCAATACCTGATTCATCTGAAGCATTAATATAGAGATAATTGCAACCTAGAATATCATTTACTATAACTCTAGCTAAAGTAGTTTTACCAGTACCGGGGCTACCCACAAAGAGTAAGTTAGGTATCTCACCTTTAAACTCTCTTACTACCTTAAGAGTTCTTTCATCTAAAATAATATCATCAAGCTTTGCAGGACGATACTTTTCAACCCAAATTTTATCAAAATCAATCATAATTATTTACCAG